GGAAGCTAAAGTAATTGATTTAGTGGAGGAACACCAATGACACTTTTAGAAGAAGCTCTTGTAAGAGATCTTAAAACCGCTTGTGATAAGCTAGGTGCCTCGTTGCATTACTTAGATGAAACACAAGACTTTGAAAACAGAGAGCTGGACGACATTTATGAAGCTATTAAAGAGCAACAGGCTAACCTGAGCAACTTCATTGACCAGCTTCAAGCGGTCGATGCTGTCGAAGGCCAGCGCCCTAACAACTTTCACGGCGTTGATAACCTCAAAGACTTCCCTGACTTTGTAGAAATGATGGAGTATTAATGATGAAAGATGTGGTACAACGTTATATCGACAAAGTTAGCGAAGTTTACAAGGAGCTATATCCGTCCCTTGAGGACGATAATTGTAAAAGCCTTGCTGAAGAGGCTTACAAAGCCGTCCAGAAAGCTGGTTGGCTTATAATGGACGAGGAGGCTGAGTTCTGGTATGGCAAGAACGAGAAATCCAATGGCGAGGGATTTGAGAACGCCTAAGTACAAACTAAGGGTTGTAGAGCCTAAAAACAAGAAACTACCTCGTAAAACAAAACACAGGAAGAAGTTAGATGATGGAAAAGATTAAAATCAACAAGTATTTTGTTAAGGTGATGGACTGGCTAGCTGATGCCCACGAACTTCGACTAAAGGGTTATGTTTGGGTTATTGTGGTTTTAGCTCTTCTAATTGTATAACCATTAACTTAAATAACTAACAAGCTAGGAGAACTTATGAAGTTAGTTTTTGACATAGAAGGTAACGGGTTGTTGCCAGAGTTAACAAAGTTCCATTGTTCTGGAGCCATTGACATTACAACAGACAAAGAGTACTGGTTTAGATCACACCAACTAAAAGAGTTTTTGGAGCTACTTAGTAACGCAGATATTATTGTAGCTCACAATGCTTTCGGTTACGACATCCCCGCTCTAAAGAAGCTAGCGGAATTGAACGGGCTTTCTTGGGATGTTGATCCTAAGAAGGTCCACTGCACTAAGGTAATGAGCCAAGTTCTCAACTACCGTCGCTTTGGCTTTGGTCACTCTCTGAAACAATGGGGAGAGTTCTTTAAAGACAACAAAAGTGACTACAACGGGAGTTGGGAAGAGTTTAACGAAGACATGTTTGAGTACATGAAGCAAGACGTCCGTCTTGGTGCAAAGACATACCAGTATCTATTGAAGGAGCTGTCTGCGTATTGCAAGAGGTCTAATAGTCGTGAGGTTGCTAGTGCTTTACGTCTAGAAATGGAACTTGACCGTATCATGGTGGAGCAATGCCAGAACGGATGGAAGTTCGATATTAAGGGTGCTAAACGTCTTACAAAGACTGTAGATGCTAAGATGAAAGCCATCGAGGCGTTCATTAACCCTAAACTACCAGCAAGAGTGAAAAGAGTTGATGATGAACCCAAAAAGCCGTTATTCACAAAAACAGGAAAACACATTAGTTACCAATCTCGCTGGTTTAAGCTTGACCCTGACATCACTGTCGATGAATCTCCTTTGTGGGGAGAATTCTCTAGGATTGAGCTTATTGCTGGGGATGTCGGCAATACTGATATTGTTAAGACTTTCCTTTATTCTCTGGGTTGGAAACCTGACGAGTGGAATTGGAAGAAACGTAATGGAAGCTTCGTCAAAGTCTCACCAAAACTCACAGACAGTTCCTTGGAAGGACTCGGAGATGTAGGAAAGGCTCTTATGGAGTACTATACCTTGCGTTCTCGTAAAGCTATTTTAGAAGGATGGATCCCACATGTCGATAGCAATAGCCGCCTTCACGGGGATGTCTTTAATATTGGTACCCCGACTTTCAGACAAACACACAAGATTATTGCGAACCTTCCTAGTGGAAAAGCGGTTCTTGGTCCCGAAGTTCGGGGGCTATTTATTGCTCCCAAGGGGCGTGTTCTTGTTAGCGCTGATAGTGCTGCTTGCCAACTTAGGCTACTTGCCCACTTCATGAGGGATGATGACTTCACCAACGAGGTGCTTAAAGGAGACATCCACCAAAAGAATGCAGATATTCTAGGTTGTGATCGAGCTACTGCAAAACCCTTCATCTTTGCTTTCTTGTATGGTGCAGGTGGTAAAAAGCTTGGTACTATCCTCGGTCGTTCTGAAAGGGAGGGTAATAAGGCCAAAAATACATACCTAGAGTCTATCCCAAGCTTAAAAGCTCTAATCGGCAAGTGTCAAAATATTGTAGAGTGTCAAGGCTGGATTCCCGGTCTAGATGACAGGCCAATTCATGTCGAGTCCACCCATAAAGCACTCAACTACCTAATCCAAGGCGCTGAAGCCGTGGTCATGAAGGCGACTGTAAAAATGATTGATGAACGCCTAAAGGAGGCGGACATAGACTTTAAACACTTACTCTTCTATCATGACGAACATACAGTAGAGGTTCGTGAAGATCAAGCAGAACAAGCACGGGAAATCATTATGAAGTGCTTTGAAGATGCGCCCAAAGCGTATGGCATCGATATTATGACCTGCGGAGATTGCAAAATCGGAAAGGATTACTACCATGTCCACTAGCGTTAACATCCACAAAGTGAAAAGCGTAGAAGTAAGCCGTAAACTGTTTTTGGAGAAACCCGGCCTTCCGGGATTCTGTACGGTGAGGCTTAGTATCATTGATAAAGAGGGAGTAGAAACAGAGATAGACCTTTTTTCTGAAGAAAAAATCGAGATCGACTCTTTTGTACCAGAAGAAATCGTACTATAAAGGAAACACCTCATGCATCGTAAAGTTATTTTCTCGTTTGATAACCCTTACCAAATTCACGTTGCCGCTAAGTTTTACCGGCATCTAGACACCCTGAATGCTATGGAGAAGCTAAACTCTGAGCCAGTGCTAGGGACTGGTTTCTATAAAGGGGAAGTAGAGCCAAACGTTATGCTTGGCTATGACGACTTCTTTAACCATCTCTGCAAAAGCGAGTACCTTCAGCATCAAGAAAGTGTCCTCGTAATAGAGCCTGACAACACCACATCGAACCTTTGCTATAACGGTTACTTGTTGTATCTTCGCGACGGTCACTCTGAATCGTTGGGTCGTTATAAGGAAGTTACCTTTTACGAAGCAATGACACGCTACGATGGCTGGACTAAACAAAACGATAAGTACTTTGCTTGTGAGGCTGGTTTTGTAGGCCGGGTAAACGTAAGTATGTCTCCGATGTCACCTGAAGAGCGCCAGCGCTCGCTCTATCGTTCACAAGTTAATGGAAGGAAAGCCAATGGAAATTAACACTACGCGGGAGCTGTACATACAGGGTAACCCTTTTGACTTCTATATTACGGGGGACCATGTAGTAGAGGTTGACTGGTTTCATGGTCGCAAACAGTACTTTGATCAGATAGAAAACATAGAAATCTTTTGGGATACTGACGAGGGGCGGTTTCCAATAGACGATAAAGTTTACGAATACCTGTTCAAAAATTACCCTCTCTCGGACATGCTATTGGACGACAACCGATAAGGAGAACTAAATGTTTACAGTAGAACGCGGCTGCGGTGGGCTTAACATCGTGTCTCTGGATAATACAGGACACCTTGAGGATGTAGAACTTCTCTTGGGCTACGACTCAGGGGCAGTGTACTTGCGACAGTTTAACGAAAAGAACAAAACCTATGATCTTATCGTGATGACTCTCCAGCAGTTTGAAGACCTAAAATCTGGGTTATCGCTCCCTGCGGGGGCTTACGATGTTAAAGGAGGTACTGAAGATGCCGAATAAACTTGATGCTTACCTTTGCGGGGCACTCAGCTATATTGCGCCGGGAACTCCTACAGAAGTGTTCTACTCCGGGCTAGCCTCAGAGGTTGGCGAGGTGCTGGCAGAGAGGGTCAAAGAGCTACGCCCGGATAGGGGGGATATCGACAACACAGAGGCTGTCCTAGACGAGCTGTCTGACGTTCTCTGGTACATTACTGTTTTGGCGTGGACTCGCGGGGCTTCTTTAGAGAGCCTCATGGGTCGTAACTTAATCAAACTTCAAGAACGTCAACTCATAGGGAAGAAGTGATGGAAAATCCTTGTAAAGAACTCTGGTATGAAGAACGTATAAAAGTACTAGAGGCAAATCTAGCTAAAGCTGTTAACGCTTTGAAATACTACGGTTGGGAAGATGACGATCAAGGTTATTACGCACGTCAAGTACTGGAAAGTTTTGGCTATACTTACGAGGCTGAAAATGGAAAATGATATTAAAATTCTCAACGTTTTAGAAAAAGAGGATGGCGGCGCAGTATATGAGTTAGATCTTTCGGAAGATGCTGCAAAACACTGCGCACAGTTAGGCGCGACCCTTTTGCTCTACTGTGCCGCCGCCGATATTTCTACAAAAGACGGTCTTGATCTTATTGCGGGGTTAATTAAAGATGAAAACTAAAGCTATCATCGTACACACACAAATCCTTGAAAACTACGGAGACTCTAATAAGCCTTACTGGAAACCGAAAGGAGGCGGGACTTATTGGGTTGGCGACTTAGAGTTAATGGATGAAGGCGCTTTTAAAGACAAAACATTTTTGCTAAACGGTATGCGAAATGCTTATAGTATGGTAGAAACCCGAACTAGCTCTATGTTTATTGAAATTGTAAACGATATAGAGGCTATTTCTTTAGAGGAAGCAGAAGAACGAAGCAGTATCCCGCTTGATACAGAAGATAGCTATTTGTTTTTTCGTAGAATTACTAAACTAGGTAATCATCAACTTTGGCATGGAGGTTTGAATGATGTGTAAGTTCCCAAATGAGAGTAATATGGAAACTCAGGACCGATACGAAATAAAACTTGACGATCCGGATAACTGGCAGCGAGCTTATGTCTGGGATACAGTTCGCAAGGAGATAATTTACTCTGCCACTTATAAGGAGCTATCCTTGGATGCACAATCAAAGGCCAGAGGTCGTTGTCAAGCCTTCCTCTCCAGCCTTCTAGAGTATTCCGACGACTTGGCTAATAGCGACGATCACATGTACATGGATATGGCTAGTCGCGCTGCCCGAAAAAGTAAGGCAACCAAGCGGAAGGTAGGAGCTATCGCCGTAAAAGACCAAAACGTCATAGGTATGGGTATTAATGGCACCCCTACCGGCTGGTACACAAACGAAGACATAGACCCGGATACCGGGGCTACCTGTCAGGATTCGGTTCTACACGCTGAAGAAAACCTTGTAGCTAAAATGGCCCGCAATGGTATCTCTATTTTTGGTGCTACAGTTTACTGTACAACGGCTCCTTGCCCTAAGTGTGCTCGGCTTTTAGCCCAAGCAGGAGTGGCAAGGGTTGTCTATGACTCAGCTTATCGGGATGAGACTGGTCTAGTGATGCTAGGTATGCTAGGTGTTGAAGTAGAGAAACTAGAAGGATAATTCAAATGATTAAAGACTTTGAAGACCTCACCCAAGAAGTGTTTAAAGAAATTTGTAGAGAAACTTGGGACGATAACAGGCTTGACTATCTAAAAACTCTCCTTAAGGTTTACATGCAGGCAAAGGTTGATGCCACCGCAGAGGGGTGGATTGGTGTAGGTTGCATTACCTACGCGGAAAATGCTATGCAAAGGTATCAGGAGGAAAACCCTTATGAAGAATGAAGAAAAATTACTCCCGACTAATGACCAAAACTAACCGAAAGGAGTCTTATTATGACTCTAGCGATTATTGATGGGGATGTACTACTCTATCGCTCAATATGGGGGTTAGATACCCTAGAGGAGGCGAAGAGCAAGTTCATGTCTGTCTTTGAAGAAACAGTTGAGTCTGTCTTTGCCAGTGACTATGTTATGGCCTTTGGGGGTCCTAACAACTTCCGCGATAGCTTTTATGACCTTTACAAAAAGTCTAATAGCCGTATGAAGTCAAAGTTTAATAAACCAGAGTGGTTTGATGACTTGAAGTCTTATGCGTGTACCCTAGAAGGTGCTGTTCTTTGCGAGGGTTATGAGGCAGACGACCAAGTTCGTATTTGGAGCGTAGAGTGCGAAGAGTCCAACATAGACAAGTGTGTAGTGACCATCGACAAGGACTTGGACTGTATTCCCGGCAAGCACTACTACCCTAACAAGAACGAGTTCTATGTTATTAGTAATGAGTACGCAGATATGTTTTACTGGCAACAAGTGCTGACAGGGGATTCAGTAGATAACATTCCGGGTATTCACCGAATGGGTCCAAAAACTGCTCAAAAGCTATTAGCCCCCGCTAAAGATCATAAGGAACGCAGATCTATTGTTTGTAGAGCTTACCATGATTTCAAGGGGCCCGAAGGCTACGAATACCTCTTAGCTAACGGTAGACTGATCCATATCTGGCGTACTTATAATGACCACTTTAAAGTCAAAAAAAGCATCTATGACCAAGCTATCTCATAAAACAGATCTAGGGCATTGGAGCTTCGATAAAGACTTTAGCATAGACGACTATTATGGTTTTCTGTATTTTGTAGAAAATAAACGGTCAGAGCGTCTCTACATAGGTCGTAAAAACTTTAAGGTGGACAGTAAGCGTAAAAGGTCTAAGAACCACGGTAAAGAACATGCTTGGAGGAACTATACTAGCTCTTCCGAGCATTTAAAGAAGGATATCAATTTACTAGGTAAAGAAAACTTTAAGTTTACTATAGTTGAACTTTACAGGACTCGTGGGGGGCTTAACTATTGTGAGGCTTGGGCTCAGATGGTCTTAGAGGTTATGACCAAACACCTACCTGACGGAGTAACCCCTCGCTTCTACAATAGACAGGTGGCAGCTATACGGTGGGTTCCTAAAGAAGAGCCTAGCGAAAAGCTACGTAAGTTTGTGAGGTTCATTAACAGAAAGTACAAATAGCTATGGGACGTATAGTCATCAGAAACCAACCCTGTGAAAACTGCGGGGGCTCCGACCCTAAACAGATTTACGAAGACGGGTCTGCCTATTGCTTTTCTTGCACTAAGAACTATCCAGCACCAAAGGAGGGCCCAACTATAGAAACTCTGCCTACAAAGAAACCCAGCCCTGCCTTGATTCAGGCACAGCTGGAGGAGCTAGAAGACCTACCGATCAAGGGCTTCAAAGAACGAGGTATTTACCTGCCTGTAGCTGAACACTACTCTGTAAGATCAGGCTATGACTCTGAAGGTAATGTGGATTCTCACTACTACCCTTACTACGCGGAAGGTACGCTTTCAGGCTATAAGATCAGGAAGCTGCCTAAAAGCTTTACGTCTGTTGGTACTGTAAAAAGTTCTTTGTTTGGTATGCAAAACTACAACGGCGGTAGACGGTTAGTCATAACTGAGGGTGAGCTAGACTGTATGGCTGTGCAGAGTGCTTGGTATAAGAAGTATAAGACCTTCTATCCAGTAGTCTCACTCCGGTCTGCCTCTAGTGTTAAAGACCTTATAGAACACCGAGAGTGGGTTCGTAATTTTGATGAAGTAATTTTGTGGTTTGACAACGACGAAGCAGGTAAAACTGCTGTCAAAGAGGCTTGCCGCATAATTGGCTTCGACAAAGTTAAAGTTACGTCTTCTAAAGAAAAAGATGCTTGCGACCTGTGGATCAAAGAACCAGAAGAAGTTTTGAAGACTATCTGGAATTCTGTTGACTACACCCCCGCTGGTATTCTTAACAAAGACGAGTTGTGGAGTCAGCTAGAGCGTTACAATGACATTGAGTCCATACCGTATCCTGACTTTATGGAAGGTCTTAACGAGAAACTAAAGGGTATGCGCACAGGAGAAATTACTCTCTGGACGTCTGGCACAGGCTCTGGTAAGTCTACCCTATTGAGAGAAATTGCTTTCCACTTGTTAGACACAACAGAAGACAAACTTGGTATTGTGTCGTTAGAGGAGTCTCCTGCAGAAACCGCTAGAAAGATGGCGGGCATGGCTCTAAACAAAAACCCGGCAAAAGCGGAAATTCCACTAGAGGAACTCAAACAAGGTTACGACAGTGTTTTCGGAAGCGATCGCGTTCTTGTTTTAGATCACCAAGGTAGTATTAGTGATGGTTCTATTATGGATTTCTTGGAGTATATGTGCCTTAGTGGAGCCAAGTATATCTTTGTTGACCACATTACAATCCTAGCTTCGGAGGGCGCAGACGGTCTCACCGGAAATGAAGCGATCGATCGGGTGATGAACGATCTTTTACGTCTTGTCAAGAAACATGACGTGTGGGTTGGTCTTATCAGTCACCTTCGTAAGACAGACAATAAGGGTAAATCATTCGAAGAAGGTAAGTTGCCATCTTTGGACGACATTAAAGGTTCAGGCTCTATCAAACAAATCAGCATGGACGTGATTGCCTTTGCTCGTAACGTTGCTTCTGAAAACCCTGTTGAAAGAAACACTATTAGAACTAAGGTTCTCAAGTGTCGTTATACCGGATTAACCGGGCCTTCCGGCTGCTTATACTATGATTTCGACACGGGTCGATTGACATCTGGTTCAGACGAGTTTGAGGAAGTCCCCGAGACTAAGTTTGTAAGAATATAACTACTAACAAAATCGAAACTAATAAAGAAGGAACACGATAATGAAAACAGACAACTTTGAGAACTTTGAACGTGCTTGGAAGTATGCTAACGGCTTTATGTACGAAAACATTCACAGTGAAAAGCACCTAGACATTTTTCTAGGTATGTTGGAAGTAGAAGGAAAGAAGTTTTCTAAAGAAGAAATCGACTTTCTACGAGATGCTTGGTTTGTAATCACCACAGGTAAGTGCTCACACAGCGACGTAGTAGAGACCACTGAGGATGAGGTAGAGGAGCCTGAAGAGGACGCTGCAGACCTGTCTGGACTAACTTACCACGGCAACGAACACTAATAAGGGCAAAAATGGACAACTACCAATCTTTTATTCATAAATCTAGATACTCACGTTTTCTAGATAGCCTAGGCCGTCGTGAAACGTGGGAAGAGACTGTAGATCGCCTGATTGGATTTTGGAAAGCTAACTTCGATCATGTAGTTTCGGAAGGGGAGTTTGAGGAACTACGAGAAGCAATTCTCAATATGGAAGTTATGCCTTCTATGCGTTCCATGTGGGCGGCAGGTGAGGCTCTATCTAAAAACCACTTCCGTAGTTATAATTGTAGCTTCGTCCAGATGGATCATATCAGGGCCTTCGATGAAATCCTTTTCATTCTCATGGCAGGTACTGGAGTGGGCTTTTCGGCAGAAGCTTCCGCCGTAAACAAACTACCTATTGTAAATGATAACTTTACCAAGACAGACCGGGTTATCTCTATTGAAGACAGCGCAGAAGGCTGGGCCAAGGCACTTCGGAAACTTATTGCCGAGCTTTACCTAGGGAATATTCACAGATGGGATTACTCTAAAATCCGTCCTGAAGGCGCTCGCCTAAAGACTATGGGAGGCCGCGCCTCTGGACCAGAGCCTTTGAAACAACTGTTTAACTTCACCGAGCAAGTCTTCCGCAAGGCAGCAGGTCGTAAGCTTCGACCCATCGAAGTTCACGATATTGTTTGCAAGATCGCGGAGGTAGTGGTTGTAGGAGGTGTTCGTCGCTCTGCTCTTATTTCTCTTTCTGATCTCGGTGATCCAGAGGTTAGAGACGCTAAATCAGGTCGCTGGTGGGAAACAGAACCACAGCGGGCTCTAGCTAACAACTCTGCGGTTTACAACCAGAAACCCTCTATGGCGGTATTCATGGAGGAGTGGGTTGCTCTTATGAAATCAGGCTCTGGTGAGCGTGGTATTTATAACAGGGGTGGTGCCCGAGAGATGGCTCCTGAGCGTCGTGATGGTGAACAAATTGTAGGTTGCAATCCTTGCGCAGAAATCCAACTACGTTCAGCACAACTGTGTAACCTAACAGAAGTTGTAGCACGGGCAGAGGATACTAAGAATGATCTTCTTAGGAAGGTCCGGTTGGCTACTATCCTCGGAACCTTCCAAGCCACACTGACAGACTTTAAGTATGTTCGTAAGTTATGGAAAAATAATTGTGACGAAGAACGGCTGCTTGGCGTGTCTCTTACAGGCATCCAAGACTGTAAACTTTTACAAGACCCTGACCCACATCTTTTAGAGGCTCTGAGAGATCATGCAAAAGACATCAATATTGAGTTTAGTAACCTCCTTGGAACTAACCCTGCTACGGCTATTACGACCGTTAAGCCTAGCGGTACTGTTTCTCAGCTTGTTGACTCTTCTAGTGGTATTCATGGAAGGTTCTCACCCTACTACATACGGTCTGTCCGACAGGCAAACAATGATCCGCTAACACAGTTTCTAAAGGACCAAGGTGTACCTCACGAAGCGGACGTTATGAACCCTGCTAAGACTACTGTGTTCTATTTCCCAATCAAGTCACCAGAAGGCGCAGTTCTTGCTTCTAAACAAACAGCAATTCAACAGCTTGAAAACTGGAAGCTATTCCAAAAGCACTGGTCCGAACATTCTGTATCAGTCACGGTTTATGTCCGTGAGGAAGAGTGGATGGAAGTCGGTGCTTGGGTTTTTGAAAACTTTGACTACATCACCGGAGTAAGCTTCTTGCCTTACTCTGATCATACTTACGAGCAAGCGCCTTACATGGACTGTACTAAAGAGGAGTATGAGGCGTTCCTAGCTAAAATGCCTGTTGTTGACTTTAACAAACTTTCAGAGTATGAACAAGAGGATAATACAGAAGGTAGCCAGACCTTGGCTTGTAGTGCAGGTCAATGCGAGCTAGAAATAACAAGGAAAATACTATCATAGGAGTTACAAATGGCAAAGAAGTTTTCGGCCACTAAGGTTATCATCGAACCTACGAAGAAACTTACATCTATCGGAAAAGGAAAACGCAAGACTTCCTCCATGAACAAACACAGGCGACGTCGTCTCGGCCTGTAATTTACAAGGCCTGAGTACGCCTTAAAACTGCTCCAAACCAAAAGGAAAGCAAATGAAAAACCTACTAGGTGTTATTTTTAGCCTTGCCCTTGTTGTTTCTTGTTCAGCAAGTGCCGAACCTATCTCCCCTGAAACTAAACCAGAACCGCCTGTTGTGGTAAATCTTGGTGGTGGTGTGCACTTCAACGAAACCACCCAAGTTCTAAAAGTCTCTGGCCAAACGACTCTGTCTCAGTATTTTGGTGTTATAAAGGGTTTTGAGACTTATGAGGTTAAGAAAGTAACTATGCAAGGTCCCGGCGGGTACTTTTTCGTTAGTCTAAATATTGGCCGGTACCTGATGGAGCAAAACGCCAGAGTAGAAATTCCTGCGGGGCAACTCTGTGTTAGTGCCTGTGCCTTTGCAGCGATTGCAGCTCAAGAAGTTGATGTTCGTGGTTCTCTATGGTTCCATGCACCTTACCTCCCCGCAGCTCCTACTGACAAGACAATCCATGAGATCGCCTCCTCGTATTCCGAAGTTTACATTAAAATGGATCGCTATATTCTTGAAGTAGGTTATAACTCTAACTTCTCCTTCAAGCTAATTGAGCATACGTCACCTTGCAAGTTCATTACTGTTAGTACAGCAGAGGAACTTATCACGCTTCGTGATGTAGGTATGTATCGTTATGAACAGAGGCTAGACAAATGTTAAGCTTCTTTTCGGAGAGACGTTGGATGGTTTGGTCATGGGGAGGCGCGTTGCTAATCTTCGCCTTCCTGTGGTATACTGTCCAGTTAGACGTCCAGATAAACGAGTGGTTTGGTAGCTTCTACGACCTTATACAAAAGGCTCTTTCAGAACCAAACTCTGTAACACTAGGCCAGTATTTTGTCCAGTTAATAACCTTTGGGAAGATTGCGGGAACCTACGTAGCGGTAGCGCTAGGGGGTATCTTTTTTACTTCCCATTGGTTGTTCCGCTGGCGTACTGCTATGGTCCAGAAGTATCACACCTTGTACCACAAGGCTAGGAAGCTAGAGGGAGCTTCCCAACGAGTTCAAGAAGACACCGTTAAGTTCTCTCGACTACTAGAGGAACTAGGCACTACTATGATTGAGAGTGTAATGCTTTTGGTTGCGTTCCTGCCTATTCTTTTAGGGCTGTCTTCAGGTATTGTAATTAGTTTCTTCGGGGACTGGCAGTATGGCTTAGTGACCTCTGCTGTTGTTTGGTCACTAGGCATCACCGTTGTATTGTTGGTTGCTGGTTGGGCTCTCCGGCTAGTTAACCTTGAGTATGATATCCAGAAACAAGAAGCAGCTTACCGGAAGATTCTTGTTAAAGCAGAGGATGACGGCTCTATCTCACCAAAAACCTTTGCAGAGCTTTACGACGATGTTCGTAAAATCCACTACAAGAACTACTTCCGCTATCTGTGGTTTAACATTGCTAGGCTATCTATGCTGCAAGCTAATGTGCTAGTGCCCTACGTTCTACTGGCCCCGGCTATTGTCTCTGGAGCTATCACTCTGGGGGTTATGCAGCAAATTATAAGGGCTTTCGGTAAGGTGGAAGGTGCTATGATGTACATCTTCAAAAGCTGGCCCAGTGTTATTGAGTTACTTTCTGTTTATAAACGTTTAAGAGAGTTTGAAGAACAAATCAAGGAAACAAAGTAATGATCTATCCTGTTAGTAAGAAAAAGAGTAAGAAAGTAAAAGAAACCCGTAATATCGAAAAGAACGATTCTAAACAAAAACAACCGGGGTTTTACCTTCTTGAGAGCGGCATTATTCCGCTTACCACCGACTTTGATAAAGAGAAGCTTACTCCTGTTGTTTCCCAAATTATCGAGTACAACTTGATGCCTGAAGAGCTTCGCCCTGAGTTTATCACCCTTATAATCAACTCTCCGGGTGGTCGTATCGACAGTTGCCTTATGCTTCTTGATGCGATGCTGAGTTCAGAAATCCCCGTAAATACACTTGCATCAGGGATGGCTGCATCTTGTGGCATGTTAACTCTAATGGCGGGTAAGGTCCGCCGAGCTTCCTCTACTTGCCAGATTATGTCGCATCAGTACGCTGCAGGGTCTTCTGGCAAAGAGCATGAGCTCTATGGACGTATGAAGTCCTTTGAGCAGGTTTCTGCTTGGATGGAGAACCACTATCAACGATTCACAGGTCTTTCTCTCAAGAAAATTCGGAAACACTTGCTAGGTCCTACTGACGTTTGGTTGACCGCGCAAGAAGCAAAAGGCTTTAACATCATCGACGAAGTTGTGGAGTTTTGACAATGAGAATAGAGGAAGTAAAGACAGAAACTCATGAGTTAGTTGCTGTCAATTTGAATGATCCCCGCTGCTGTATTGCTATCCACGATACACGGTTGGGACCTGCTCTCGGAGGGGTTCGTCTCCAGCCAACTTACGGCTACTCCGAGATGGTAGAGGAGGCTATGGCTCTTTCGAAGGCCATGACCTATAAAAATGCCATTGCCGGGGTTCCCCGAGGCGGTGGCAAGGCCGTAATCTCTGGTTGTAGTGAGTTAACCGTTCGTTCTTTGGAGAACTTTTTAGAGCTACTTGACTATGTGAACATGAGGGTTGGTTATACGGCGGCACCCGACATGGGAACTGATAATATCACTATGCAAACGTTGCAGCATCTAGACCCCGATGCTAACGTTTTGGCTCTTGAGGAGTACGACATAGACCCTAGCGTGATCACTGCTAAAGGTGTCTTTCAGGCTCTTCTAGGTTTTAAGTCTTTTAAGGGCCTTACTAATGATGACATGGTGGTGAACATTGAAGGAGTTGGAAAAGTTGGTTATCAGCTGGCTTGGCTCTGTAAGCAGGCTGGTTGGGATCTTTGTGTAACTG